TCGCAACCCGTCGGACTCGTGACTTCACGCACCGAAACCCCCGAAGGCATGATGTTTAGCGCCAAGATCGCGGACACTGTTGCAGGAAACGAAGCGTTACAACTTGCCAAAGAAGGCGTCCTAGACAATGTTTCGGTCGGCGTAGACGTCATTGATTCTTACCGTGACGACGACGGCACCATGATTATCACTTCAGCCGTATGGCGCGAGTTGAGCCTTGTCCCCATACCAGCATTCAGCGGTGCTACTATCACAGATGTGGCCGCTTCAGCAGACACAACCCCCGACGAAATCTCAGTAAAAGAACCACAAGTCGAGGAGACAACAATGTCGGAACACATCGAAGCCGCAGCACCTGAAGCCGCGCCAACCGCACCAACCATTTTCGCATCGGCGAAGCGTGCACCACGCCTCCCGTCGGCTGGCGAGTGGATGGCTGCTTTCCACCAAGGCGGAGAAACTTTCTCCAAGGTAAACGCATCGGTCAACGATTGGAAGGCTGAACATCAGTCAACCTACGAAGCCGCTGCTGGCGATGTCGCCACGACCAACACTCCAGGCTTGCTCCCCGTGCCGGTGCTCGGACCGCTCGTTCAGAACATCAACTTCGTGCGTCCTGTCATCAATCGTCTTGGCGCTCGCGCTTACCCAGACAACGGCCAGCAAAAAACGTTCGTGAGACCCACCATCACGACCCACACGTCAACGGCCGCTCAATCGGCAGAGTTTGACGCCGTGTCAGCAACCACGATGGTTATTGCCTCAAATACGATCAGCAAGACCACAGTTGCCGGTCAGGTTTCGTTGTCAATGCAAGACATTGACTTCACGTCGCCTGCAGCAATGGAATTAATCATGGCTGACCTCATGGGCGAACTCATGCTCAAGACCGACGACATCGCAGCCGACGCACTTCTCGCCGCTGCAAGTTCATCGGGCGTTTGGGACTTGTCAGCAACCGATTTGATGAAGTCGCTTTACGACGCCGCAGTTGACGTCAGCAACGGCACCAACTTTTTCCCAGACACCTTGTTCGTCTCCCCAGACGTATGGGGCCAGTTGGGACAGGTCGTTGACGGAAGCAACCGTCCGTTGTTCCCGTATGTCGGCGCACCTGGTCTTGCAGGACAGAACGCTCTCGGTGGCGGAAACGCAACCACATGGGTCGGCTCTAACCCCCTCGGACTTGAGATCGTCGTTGACAGCAACTTTGCAGCCAAGACCATGATTGTCACCAACGCTTCTAAGGCTTTCGAGTACTACGAATCAGTACGCGGAATCTTGAGTGTTGAGCAGCCTGCCACCCTCAGTCGCTTGTTCTCGGTCCATGCTTACTGCTCAACTTTTGCAGCAGTGTCCAGCATGATCCGCAAGATCACTCAGGCCTGATCGGAGGTCGCTATGGCAGCGACTTACACACTTCAAACAGCGGTCATCGTTCCTGGCTATGTCACCGTCACAACGCTGACACCAAACGAAATCGTCGTCGGTGCATCCATAACCGTCGCAGGATGGGCCGTCGCATACAATGGAGTTAAATCTGTTTATGCGATGCCCCAATTCCTGCCAATCAACGTGGACACCGAAGGTCTTATTGAATACGACTATTCGTATCCGTTAGAGAACGCGGTCATGTGGGCTGAGTCTGAGACTCCGATGGAGCTGCAGGCGATCACCGGCACGATCACGTTTGACCAGACGTGCACTTGGATTACAGGACCGCAAATCGCCACATATCTCGGCATCACGACAAGTGGTGACGAAACCGCCTTTTTGGTTCAGTGTGCAGCTGCAGCGAACGCGTTCTGTTTTCGTAGGCGTCAAGAAAGTTCCTACATTGACTCATTAACAACTTCACCTGGTGGAGATGTCACGCTCGGAACTTTGATGTATGGGTCAGCCCTGTACAGACAGCGTGGGAGCGTAGACCAGTTCGCGTCGTTCACTGACATGGCTTCAGCACCCGTTGTAGGGCTCTCAGGCATCGTCAAACAGTTGTTAGGCATCAACAGACCACAGGTCGCCTAAAATGGCTTACACGGACTTTCTGAATGAGGCCCTAGATGATCTCGTCACTACTTTGCAAACTATTTCGGGGCTTCGTGTCGTTAACGATCCTCGCAATATTGCTCCACCTTGCGCTTTTGTGGATGCTCCATCCATCGAGTCATGGAACTACAACATCGTCAAAATGACTTTCCCAGTCACCCTTATTAGCAACGGCCCAGGCAACCTAGACGCCTTGCGCCAACTGCTCAGTCTCACGTCATCGCTGGTCTTAAAAAACGTTGCGGTCATGTCAGCATCACCTAAAGTTGTCACGGTCGGCGGAGCAGAGTACGCCGGATACGAACTCATCATCCCGATACAAGCACAGAACGGATAAACCAATGGATCGTTACGTTATTACTTCAATTCGAGTTGGCGAGATCGGCACCGCGTTTGTCGCGTCACCGTCTGACGACATTGAATGGTTACTCGCTGGAGGGTTCATTCAGCGTTCCGACACCCACCCGTCTAAGGGTGCTAAATTAGCGACGAAGCCCGACGCGACCAAGAACACAAAGGATTGATCCGTCATGGCTACCAGTACTTACCTCAGCAATCCCGTCATCTCCATCGGCGCAGTTGATATCTCCGATCAGTGCACCGCCGCAACTTTGACTCAGACAATCCAAGAATTGCAAGCAAATGCCTTCGGCTCAACTGCCGTTGCATATGTTGCAGGTTTGCAAAACAACTCTTTGACGCTTGACCTGTACTGGTCAACTGCCGCCTCGGAAACCTACGCAACTTTGAAGTCTCTTGTCGGCACTGTTATTACGACCGTGACCATCAAAGGTTCATCGGCCGCTGTAAGCGCAACGAACCCCCTAGGTACCCTGACCGGAAGTTACTTACCTTCGCTACCAATCGTGTACTCGCTTGGAGAATTGAGCACCTGCAGTGTCACCCTGATGGGCGGCACGTTCGCCTGGACTGAAACCCCGTAAACAAACCTAAACAAAGGACCCGACATGAAACTTACGATCCGATTCGACATCGGTTACGGACCTGCGACCATTACGACAACGCTCGCAACGCTTGTCGCATGGGAACGCAAATTCAAAATGAAAACCTCTGACCTTGCCGACAATTTTGGTATGGAGGACATGGCGTTCATGGCATGGCACTCAGCCAAATCACAAACTGAGCACGGCCAATCCATACCGGTGGAGTTTGAGTCATTTGTCAACAAACTTGTGGACATCACGATCGTAAACAGTGAAACGGGAAAAGTTACCCCAGCGGAAGTTTCCGCCACTCCCTAGCGCAGCTGCTAGTCCTTACAGGGTACTTCCCAAATGAGGTAGAGTTTGACGTTGACGACCTCTCGACAGTCGCTGAGATTCTAAAGGAGAGGAACAAATGACGATCCAAGTTCAAGGACTCGAATCTACTTTGAAGGTCCTCCAAAAGATCCAGCCTGAAGTCAAAATCCAGTTCTTTAAGGACGCTAAAAAGATTCTTAAGGTTGCCGTAGATGAGGCTAAAAGCCTGTATCCGGCAGAGGACGCAACTAAAAACAATGGTGGTTTGCCGTCTGGTCTGAGTCGTGCTTGGGCTCCTGGTGGTCGTCCGTTATTCCCTTATGTGCAAGACAAAGCCGTTAGAGGCGTAAAGATTGAGACGTCACTTTCTAAAAAGAAAGACGCCGTTCTTACTATCGTGAACAAAGACGGTGCCGCTTCAGTCATTGACTACGCAGGCTTGAACAACAACAACGCTTTAGGTCGTGCTTTAAACGGTTTGGCTAACAGACCTCGCGTTATGTGGCGTGCCTACGAAAACAACGCTGGCGCGATTGAAGCCGAAATGAAACAGTCTGTAGATGAGGTCATGGCCCGAATCAATCAACTGCAAAAGGCGGTGTTTCTCTAATGGCTATTCGTATCCCAATTATTACCGACCTTCAAGACAAAGGAATCAGGGACGCTAAAAAGGCTTTCGGTGATTTCAAAACTGCGGTCAATAATGCTGAAGGCGGGCTAGACAAATTTAAGGCTGGATCGTCTGCGATCTTTGATGCAGTCAAAGCCAACGCAGTCACTTTCGGTATTGCTGCCGGAGCCGCCGTTATCGGTTTTGCTAAGGAATCCATCACTGCGTTTCAGACTGTCGCTTTAGAAGCAGGCAAGTTCGCTGATGCGACAGGTCTGGCCGTTGAGGACGCATCACGCTATATCGAAGCAGCTGGAGATATTGGTATCCCGATTGATGCCGTTGAAGGTGCTATTGGTCGCCTCAATAAAACGATCGGCGCTGATCCCGACAAAGTTCGTGACCTCGGTGTTGATCTTGTTTACCTCAAAGACGGTTCACTCGATGTCAACGAGACTTTCTTAAACACTATTGACCGGCTTAAAAAGATTAAGGACCCAGCCGAAAAAGCGAAGGTTGCTGCACAGTTGCTCGGTAAGGGCTGGCAGTCAATGTCGGAACTCATTGAAATGGGCGCTGATGACCTTAAGACTGCGCTCAAGAATGTTGGTGACGCGCAGGTCGTGGATTCTGACGAACTAAGAAAAGCCAAAGAGTTTCGTGACACGATGGACGACTTTGGTGACAAAGCGAAAGCGTTAGCGATCAAGTTTGGTGAGTTCTTAGTACCGATCATCACAGACATTGTTGAATTAATTGACAAGATGGTCACAGGACTTGGTGACACTTATAACTGGCTGCAGAAACAGTGGGACAAAACCTATTTTTCGACTGTTTGGGATGACATTGGTGACACGGCCGAGATGGTTGTTGATGACATTAAAGAAGGTTTCAAAGACATTTTCGGAATGTTTAGCAGTAAAAAAGAAGTGATCCCCGTATTCGCTGAGGAGATGAAAGCAGCGCGTGAGGACACAGAGGACTTTAGAGACGTCATTAAACAGACTCGACTTGATGCCGTGATGCCATTGAAAACCACTTTGAACGACACATGGAAAGAAATCCGAAATGTTGACGATGCGTGGAAGGACTTAATCGGTTCACTAGAAACAGATGTCGCTATTGACAACGCTAAAACTTCTTTAGACAATCTTGGCACTGCAGCTGCTCAAGCGTTCACTACTGGCTCCACTGAGGACATTGCCGCTTACCGTGAACAGTTGCTAAAAGCCACTACCGACATTATGAATCTTGCGTTGAACATGGACGACATTTCGTCGCACCAGGTCAAGGTCCTTGTTGACAAAGGTGATCTAGAAGGCGCTCTAGCGTTGATCGGTCAGATTAAGGCTTTTCAAAAGACTTACGCAAACGTAAGTGATCCTTTTGCAGCTATGGCTGGCGCTCGAGGGATAGACCTTTCGGGTTTGCAGTTCCGTGCTAACGGCGGTCCGGTCATGTCGGGCGGTTCGTACATTGTGGGTGAGCGCGGGCCCGAGTTGTTTACACCGTCGTCGTCTGGGAACATCACACCCAACGGTGCGCTAGGTGGCGGTGGCAACACCATCACGGTCAATGTAAACGGTGGCGACCCCAACAGCATCGTTAGAGCCTTACAACAGTACGTCCGTCAGTCAGGCCCAGTACCCTTAAACACTCGAGCAATGTAATGACCAAAGTTGTGTGGGATTTTCAATTAAGGGTGGCACCTTACACAGATTTGACTGCGTATGTTTTGTCTCTAAATTATTTTCAAGGTCGACAACATTATTTAGACCAATACGCAGGCGGCATACTTAGTGTCACTTTAAACAACAGCACTAACATTGCTTCTAATTTTGTAATAAATGAACAATGGGAATTGCGTACAACTGGTATTGCAGGGGTCCAATACTTTTGGGTGCAAGGTGTAACGCTAAACGATTACCCAGGCAACACTGGCCTGTCAACTTGCACTGTTCAGTTAGGCGACATCTTGGCCCGTAATGGCAGAAATATTGTGACTAATTCAGTTATCCCTCAAGGGGCAACAACGACCCAAGTTGATTATATAAACAATTGGAATTTGCCACAGCAAGGGACTGTACTTACACCTAACTTAGGTGATTCAACTGCTTCAGCAATTACTTACACAGGTTCAGTATTAAATTATTGGAACCTTTGCTTTTCAACCGAGCGTGGCGTTATTGGTTTGACCACAGATACATTGTTAATGAACAGTCGGAAAAGTGTGGCTGAGTCAACAGTCAACTTTTCGTTTAGTCGAAACGCTCCTAGTGCCTCAGTTATTTCTTACAATCAAATTGAACGAATAAAATTAAATCTTAATTTTTATAATCAATGCACAGTTATTTCTACAGGTATAGCCAACCAAACAGCAAGCAACACAGCAAGCGTGGCACTGTACGGTGTCAACGAATTATCTGTAACTACTGTTGACTTTTCGGCTTCACAGGCCGCAGGTAATGCCGGTTGGATTGCTAACAGCCAATCCGACCCATCCGCCGAATATTTCCGTATTAACGTTTTTGATATACCACAAAATGCGACTGCTTTAGAAGGACTTTTTGCTGCTTACAATGGTTCGCAATCAACCACAAAAAAGGTTTGGAACCTTGTGTACCGTGTACCAGGCGCTGGTTCTGACACTACGGTGCAGGTAGTAATTGAAGGTATCGATATTAACGCAACACCTGAAAGAACTGACTTTGACATCTATTTGTCGCCACTAACTTTGTACCAGTTTTTTACGCTTAACTCATCAACTTTAGGTATTTTGGATACCAGTCGTCTCGGCTGGTAAAGGAGAACAATTATGGCTACACCACCTACATTCAGTTCGGGCGCAGTCCTGACAGCGGCACAGATGAACAGCGTCGGTTTATGGCTTGTCAAGACACAAACAGTTGGTTCTGCCGTTTCAAGTGTGACAGTGACAGGTGCTTTTTCGTCTGACTACGACAATTATTTGATTCTTTTGTCAGGCGGAACTGTTTCGACTGATTCAGACATCAACATTAAACTTGGCGCATCGGCAACTGGTTATTACGCTTTTCTCAACTATGGAGACTCCGCCTCAAATACGCCACTTGGGGCGGCTCGCAACAATCAAGCCCAATTTAACTGGGTTGGCGGCGGTGCAACGGGTCAATCTGCTCACGTTCACGTTCAAGTATTTGGCCCTAACAAGACCGCTTACACAAAATTATTAAATGGCACTTACCAATCCGGGACTGGATACGGAACTGTGCAAGGCGAACATCGTGTAGCCACCAGTTATACATCTTTTATTTTGACTCCTGGTGCTGGAACTTTGACTGGCGGAACAATTTATGTTTATGGATACAAAGGAACAGTCTGATGACTATTGACGAATACAAAGCCCTATACCCACAAGACGCCGTTTACATCCAAGTAGACGACACCGAACGAACCATGACTGACGAGGAATACGAAGCATGGGTAGAGCAAGGTGTCTACAACAGCAACCACCCTCTGCCATGAAAACTCTCGCCGTGATTGCAGGACTCGCCATAGTCCTGATGTTCGTCGTCACAGGATGCAGTGACCGCACTCGATACAACTGCCAAGAAAACCCAACCGCAGAAAGATGCAACCCATGATCGCCTCAGTCATCACAGTCACCACTAGCCCCACACTTTTGGTAGCCGAAACCGCCAACGCCACTCGCACCATCTACTTTGAACCAGTCGGGAACGATGTCCATATCGGCGGTTCAGCAGTCACCACGACCACAGGACTGGCCACCAAAAAAGACGTTATTTCAATGATGATCCTGCCTCCACAAAACTCTTTGTATGCGGTCACGGCCACAGGCACAGTAACCATTCGACTCATGGTCCCTGAGGGCGATTTCTGATGCCTAAAAGGTTTACAAACGGTGAAATCAAAGCGCGACTAATCCTCGTCGTTGGCGTTACCTTGGCAATCACTTTTGTGCTCAGTACAGCAGCTCTGCTATTCGGACTTTTATTTGTTACGCAACCGCTCGAAGTAAGCCCAAATGATACTTCAGCATGGGATCTCCTAAAACCAATGATGCTTTTTTTGACAGGGAGTCTCACCGGAGTCCTTTCGGCAAATGGAATCAAAGACCGAGAAAAGGAAAAACATGACGAAGCGTAATTACACAGGATCGACCGACGCCCGAGGCAACGTACGTCGCATGGGCACACTCAAGTTCATGGACTACTGCACCTTCCTGTTCGGCGTCCAAAGTATCGGTATCTACGCTGACCGTGGGATGCGCTCAGACCCCTCTAAAAAGTCCGTACACGCCACCTGGAGGGCGATGGACCTCCGTGGCTCGGTTGAGCAACGCAAAGCCTTAAACGAGTTCTTAGTTGCTCACGCCGACATCCTCGGTCTGGAGGAAGCACACTCATACGACTCGGTTGGTGTCCCTTTGAAGTGTGGCAAATGGGGCGCAGGCTGGAGATGCGACCGTGATGCCTGGAAAGTGTGGACCGACAAAGCCAACGGCGGCACCCCTGGAGCCGACTGGACACACATTGAGATAGACCCTGCACACGCCGACAGTGTGGCCCTAGTTGACCAGAGTTTCAAAACGATCTTTGGGCAATGACTTGACTACCGACCTTTGAGTCGGTAAACCTACTCCCGACCTCGGAAACCCGACTCAGGAGGAAAGATGCAATTATCATTGTTAGCCGAATTAGACGTACCGGCTGAACGGCTTAAGTATGAAGCGTTCAAAGAGGCAAACCCGTGGGTGATGCCTGCACTACTGCAGATGGTTTACAAGCTGCATATTCAGGGGCACACGCATTACGGTATTGCAGCCCTCGTTGAGGTCTTGCGTTATCAGCACGCAACGACCAACGACCCAAACAGTGAGTTCAAGTTCAATAACAATTACCGCGCTTTCATGGCCCGAGAAATTATGCAAGAAAATCCAATATTTGAAGGCTTTTTTAGCATCCGCAAATCAGTTGCGGACTTAACAGAGGACTATTAAATGAACCTTAAACGACTAGCACTTTTAGCACTTGGCACTTATGGACTGTGCGCACTTTGGGCGATCACTGGCGTACAAGAGACCACAGTGACCCTTCAGGCTCCGTCTGTGCCCCAAACGATCAGCCTCGGGATGTTGACACCCCAACAACTAGAGGACCGCGCAGAGGAACTCACAACGACAACAACTTCCACCACCACCAGCACCACCACAAGCACTGTCCCGTTCACTCAACTAGCCGAGTTTCACCCCGACACCAAATGCCAAGAATGGTTCCAAACTGCCATCACTGTCGGCTGGCCCAACAACACCGAAACACTAGAGAAACTAGGTCGCTTACTGTGGAAAGAAACCCGTTGCCAAAACGTCAGTTATACCCATCCGTCGTTTAACGGGCATGACCACGGCGTTGCACAGATCAACCAAATTCACCGCAAATATGTTGAGCAACTGTTTGATATGCCAATGGAGGAATCCATGTCAGACCCGACCTTAAACCTGCGATTCGCTTACCTTTTGTATTCCGATATTGCTGAGACAGGCGGATGCGGTTGGAAGCCCTGGTCCTTGTGTTAAACATCCACCGACCCGACTGGCAGACAGACGCAGCTTGTCACGACCTCCCACTCGACTTATTCTTTCCAAGTTCCGGTATGCAGTCGCTACGAAACATCAATGTAATCAAGCCTTTCTGTTTGGCTTGCCCTGTCCATGTTGAATGTTTGGCGTATGCACTATCCCACCCTGATGAACGCGG